GCAATGGTTGTGGATGAAATTGAAGATTTTGTTCAGTGCGCTCTTGGTATGAATGGTCCGCTAATTGGCTATACATTAAGTAATGAGGATTAAAATATGAAGTTTGCAGAAACAGATGTTTGGGGTTTTGAACACGCATTGCGTGGTATGAGAAACCCAAAGAATAGTTGGAAGCAATCTGATAGTTGGGAAATGCCGTTCGATGATCCGGAAGGTCCTGCGCGCGGTTTTTATTGGATTGGTCCCAAGGATATGAAGCTCGCTCAGACTCTTATTAAGGCTGGCCCTGAGCATCGTAAGTTTTTACGTCAGATTTTTGTATCTGTCGATATTACCGCTCCTCTTTATTGGTGGAAGGAATTTGACACCTATAAGGTTGGCACTGTTGCAAATTCCACATCTACTATGCACAAGTTAATGAGTAAGCCAATTACTCGTGAGTCTTTTGAAATTGATGATTTTTGTGAAGATTTAAGTGTTCAAAAAGTTGATCAGAGCGGAGTCACCGAAGCCGGTCATGAAGTTGGATATCTTGACCATTGGCATATGGAAATGTTTACTGATCATTTGATTGAACATCTTGAAGATATTCGACAGGATTATATTCGTTGGCAAGAAGCCGCTAAACTTCCCACTGGCGATGAAGAGTGGCTTGATCATTGCGAAGAAATGCAATATCATTTATGGAAAGAGCTTGTCCGCTGGCTGCCCGAAGGCTGGCTGCAGACTCGTACTGTTACCATGAATTATGAAAATCTTCTTGCAATGTGTTCCAAGGGTCAGCGTCGTTTCCATAAATTAAATGAATGGTCTGGTAAAGAAGATCCGAATCTTACCAGTTTTATTGCTTGGGCTCGCACTCTTCCATATGCACAGGAGTTTATCTTTATTGATGAAATGTTCGTCCCAACTCCTGCAGAAGTTTGCGGAAAAGCGCTCCGCGAAATTTGTGGAAAACTCGCTGCGGCGCAAATGACAGAACAGGATTTCTCCGCTCTTGGTGTTACCGTTTTAAATCCAGATGGAACTTTCAAGTCTGTTTTTGAGATTTTCTCTGAACTTGCGAAGAAATTTGACAAAAATGAAATTTTTTGATATAATATATATGTAAGGTTGATAAAGAACCGTCAAATAAATCAAAGGAGAAGAAAAAGATGTCTAAACAGCAGGAATTTATTACTTGGGTCGAGGGAATGATTTCCGAGAGTTCCATTGAACCCACCGATGGTGCTAAGGCTTATTGGGAGGCTCTCAAGAACGCTGATGTACCATCTGCCAAGCCTGCCTTTACCGACAATGGTAAGCTAATTCTACAGCAACTCCAGCAGATGCCCGAGGGAATGTACAAGGCTCGAGACATTGCGGAAGCCCTGTTCATTGCTCCGAAGTCTGTTTCTGGCGCGATGCGTAAGCTCGTAACGGATGGATATGTTGAAAAGGTTGGCAAGGACCCTATTATGTATTCCATTACTGAAAAAGGTAAGAATGTTGATTTTGAAGGAGATAACTAATTTATGAAGAAGATGATTAATACTACTCACATTGAGGGTCTGGTGTATGACCACAAGCTGGAGAAGAAGGTAAGCGGCGATACTTCCAAGAATCCCGGTACCGAGTTTATCAACGGCATTCTGAACGTGGCTACTGACGACAAGGGTATGAATGTTGTGCCCGTTCATTTCTCCTATGTGACTGCTACCACTTCTAAGGGTGGCACTAATAACACTTATAATGCGCTTGCTCGTATCATCGACGAGAATCCTTCTGTTGTGAAGGTTGGCCGCGATAATGCTATGAAGGTTCGCATTGATTCTGCGGTTGGTCTGAATGAGTTCTTCGCAGATCTGAAGGACGAGAAACCTGTTTGCGCGAAGCGTAACGAGGGTGGTTTCGTTCACATTGTGAATGAGATTGATGAGGACGAGAAGAAGCGTTCCTATTTTGAAACCGATATGCTGATCACTGGTGTCCGTGATGTTGAGGCTGATCCTGAGCGTAATCTGCCTGCCAAGGTTGTTGTTATGGGATATGCATTCGACTTCCGTAATGCACTGCTTCCTGTTGAATATTCCGTTCTGAATGAGAATGGTATGAAGTACTTCCAGAAGCTAGATTGCTCTCCTGCGAATCCTACCTTTACCAAGGTTTGGGGTCGTCAGATTTCTCAGACTATTAAGACTGAGATTACTGAAGAGTCTGCATTCGGTGAGGCTTCTGTTCGCATTCGTGAGACCACCAATCGTGATTTCGTAATTACTGGTACTTCCAAGGTTCCTTATATGTGGGATGATGATAGCACCATCACCGCAATGGAAATGAAGAAGGCTCTGCAGGATCGTGAGATTTATCTTGCTGGCGTAAAGAAGCGTCAGGAGGACTACCAGAATTCCAAGACTAACGGTGCGGCTGCTAAGACTGCTATGGCTAATACTGCTGCTTCCGGTTATAATTTCTAATTAAGGAGGAAGAAGTAATATGGCCAATGCTCTTACAATGATTAAGCCACATGAGGTCTCTCGAGACCTCAGTGGTTACTCCGTTCTCTTCTATGGTACCCCTAAGTCTGGTAAGACTACCATTGCTTCTCATTTCCCCAAGTCCCTTGTATTTGCTTTCGAAAAGGGTTATTCCGCAATTCCCGGTATTATGGCTATTCCCGTTAATAGCTGGCGTGAGTTCCGTAGCTTCCTAATGGATCTGCGCGAAGATGAAACCAAGGAAATGTACAAGACTGTGGTTATGGATACCGCAGACATTGCTTGGGATTATTGCACTGATTATGTCTGTCAGCAGAATGGTGTATCCAAGATTGGCGACATTCCTTATGGCGGTGGTTATGCTCTTGCTCAGCGTGAGTTTGACACCTGTATTCGTAAGATTCTGCAGATGGATTATGGCCTCGTTCTGATCTCTCACTCTAAGGAAAAGACCTTGAAGGATGAACAAGGTAATGAGTACGATCAGATTATGCCCACTCTTGAAAATAAGGCTCGCCTAATCTGTGAGCGTACCTGCGATATTATCGGTATGTGTCGTCCTGTTAAGGAAGCCGATGGTAGTGTTCAGACTCGTCTGTTCCTGCGCGAGACTCCTCGTTATGTCGCTGGTTCTCGTTTCAAGTATATTGTGGATTCCATCCCCTTCACCTATGATAATCTTGTAAAGGCAATTACTGATGCTATCGAGAAGGAAGCTCAGGAAACTGGAAACAAGTACGTTACCGCAACTAAGGCAAACCTGCATATTGCACCTGAAGCTAAGACCTATGATTTCAAGGCCCTGATTGATGAATTCCAGACTATCGTCGGTCAGCTTATGAGCAAGAGCCCGGCTAACCGTTCTAAGATTTCTGGCATCGTAGCCGAGTATCTGGGCGGCGAAAAGAAGGTTGGAGATTGCACCGAAGATGATGCACCTCAGCTTGACCTGATCCTTCAGGAGCTCCGCACTCTAGCCTAATCTCTCTCATATACGAGCCACGGATGAAATACTCCGTGGCTTGACTTTTATTAAAAAATATGATATAATATATGTAGAAGGAATATAGAAAGGAGCGTCGGTGATGGCACATGTAGTAAAATGCCCATATTGTGGCAAATCCTTCGATAGAGATAAAATGTTAGATTTTGTGCAGGTTAATTCTCGTCGATATGCACATACCCAGTGTCATGCAGAACACCTCGCTCAAATGTCTCAAGAGGAGAAAGACTTGATGGCGCTTGAGGCATACATCAAGAAACTACTCAATTTGGATACGATAAATGCGCGAGTGCGGAAACAAATTACTGATTATCACAACAATCAGAATTATTCTTATACAGGAATTCTGAAAGCATTGACTTATTTCTATGAAGTCAAAGGTAATTCCACAGAAAAAGCCAACGGTGGTATTGGTATTGTTCCATATGTATATCAAGATGCATTTAACTATTATTACCATATTTGGATGGCGAAACAAACCAATGAGGTAAAACCAATTGAGCAATATACCGCTCCTCCAAAGAGAGAAATTGTTATTCCTCGTCCAAAGAGAGTGGAAAAGAAAAGAAAATTATTTGCGTTTTTAGACGAGGAGGAGTAACCAATGGGTTCTAAATATGTAGATAGCACAGCGATAATGCAAGTCATTGGTTGTGTATATAATGAACCTAAACTGCTCGACATGCAAGAAGCATATGTTGTAACTGAGGAAGATTTTCCAGAAGATTTCCATAAGATTGTTTATGGTACAATTTATAAGTTGCATGAGTCTGGCGTTAAGTCTATTACTCTTGAAGCAATCAATGACTTTCTAGATACCAAGCCTAAGAAAAAGGCAATCTTTGACGTAAATAAAGGTAATGAGTATCTGCAAAAAGTGGGCGCAATTGCATCTACAACCACATTTAAATATTATTATGATAGACTGAAGAAAATGACTCTTCTACGCGCATATGATAATTTTGGTTTGGATGTATCTTTCTTGTATGACCCTGACAATATTTTGGATTTGAAAAAGAAAGAAGCTCAAGAGGAATGGTTTGATAATGTATCACTCGAAACTATCGCTGATACTATTGATAGCAAAATCGCTACTATTAGGGAAGAGTACGCAGAAGGCGAGGGTCTTTATGGAGCGTCTTACCCTGCAGGCGATGGTATTGAAGAACTGATTCGACGTTTTGAAGAAGTGCCTGATGTTGGTGTTCCTCTATTTGGTAATTATATTAACACCATTACAAGAGGGGCAAGACTTGGCAAGTTTTATCTACGATCTGCTCCCACTGGCGTTGGTAAGACTCGTAGTATGATTGCCGATGCATGTTTTATCGGCTGTAATCGTTTTTATGATGAAGAATTTGGATGGGTAAAGAATGGTCAAGCTTTGCCAACTTTGTTCATCGGCACTGAACAGGATAAAGATGAAATTCAAACAATGATGCTCGCATTTTTGTCTAACGTAAATGAAGAGCATATTCTGAATGGTCAGTATGATCCTGGCGAAAGAGATAGAGTATTTGAGGCAGCAAGAATCATTAAAGAGTCTCCGCTTTATATCGAAGAACTGCCAGAGTTTAATCTACAGGATGTTGAAAATGTAATCAAACGTAATCTGCGTGAAAGAGACATTCAGTATGTATTTCATGATTACATTCACACTAGTCTGAAAATCTTGGAAGAGATTAGTAAGAAAGCTGGCAAGGTTGCACTTCGTGAAGATAATATCTTGTTTATGCTGTCTGCGCGCATTAAGGAGATCTGCGTGAAGCATAATGTTTTCATTATGTCTGCGACTCAATTAAATGGTGATTATCAGGACGCGAAAACTCCTGACCAGAATCTTCTGCGTGGTGCAAAGGCTATCGCTGATAAGATTGACTATGGTTCTATTTTACTTCCTGTAAAAGAAGTTGATTTGGCATCTCTTGAGAATGTGCTTTCTCGCAATCCTAATTTTGGCACGCCAAATATCAAACTATCTATTTATAAGAATAGACGAGGTCGATATAAAGGAGTTATTCTTTGGTGTAAGGCAGATTTGGGAACTTGCCGCATTCAGCCAGTATTTTTAACTGACTTTATGTATGAACTACAAACGATTGAAGATATAAAAGTGCTGACACAAGAGGAATCAGCATTTGAGGAGGATTAATATGGCTAATACTAATAAGGTTATTTGGGGACGTGAACTGGAATATGTGATGCCTCGTGGCATGTATGAGGATCTGCGTGAGCAGGCTCCCAAGAATGTTAATACCAAGGATTGGGTCATGGACTATATCAATGATACTTTTGGTCTGCTCGGCACGGTGACGGAGATTCGTATCGAAGGGTAAAATTTTATGATGAAATATGACAAGGATGAAATCAAAGGAAAATTAACCACCGATATGGTGTTTGATATTGTTGAAGAATTGGGCGGCGACCCTCGCAAAACAGATTTTGGTTTTATCTCTGCCACTATTTGTCATAATGAGCCGGGCGAGGGCTCTCACAAATTATATTATTATGAGAACACCGCCCTATTTCGTTGTTATACTGGCTGTGACAGCTATTTTGATATATTCGAGTTAATTGCAAAAATAAAAGAAGTTCGTAACTCAGAGGAATGGGGTCTATATGACTCTGTTCGCTGGGTTGCTGGACGTTACGGCTGGGGTCCAACTGTCGAAGATGATGAGGACGTTCCAAATCTCGCAGACTGGAAGTTATTAGAAAAATATGATAAACTCCATACTGAGAAAAAGGAAAGTCGAAACATTCAATTACCAGAATACGATCAAACAATTCTAAAAAATCTTTCATATCCAAATATCGCCGATTGGACGGATGAGGGAATTACAAGAGAGGTTCAACTGGCTAATCTTATTGGATATTATCCATCAGGTGAACAAATTACGATTCCACATTTTGATATTAATGGACGTTTTGTTGGATTGCGCGGAAGATCTTTAGGACAAGATGATGCAGATCGTTTTGGTAAATATCGACCCCTAATAGTTGGTAAGGAAATGTATAATCATTCTCTTGGCTTGAATCTGTATAATATCAATAATAGCGCTCCACATATCAAAGTAGCTAAAACTGCAATTGTGTTTGAAGGCGAAAAATCATGTCTTTTGTATCAATCTTATTTTGGACGAGAGAATGATATTTCTGTGGCCTGTTGTGGCTCTGCTGTCAGCTCAATCCAAATGTCAATTCTTCTAAATCTTGGTGTAAAAGAAATAGTAATTGCTTTTGATAGGCAGTTCCAAAAGAAGAATGATGAAGAGTTCAAACGCTTGGTAAAAAATTTAAAGGCTATAAAAGCACGATATGGACAGTATGCAACTATATCTTTTATGTTCGATACAGAAGATGTATTACCTTATAAAGCATCTCCCATTGACTGCGGGCCAACGGTATTTTTAGATATGTTTAAGAAGAGGATTATTTTGTAATGAATTATAAATTAATAGCACCAAGAGATGATGAGCTTACTGCAATTGAGCAGGTGCTTGTAAATAGAGGGATTCCCTATAAAGATATTCGTTTATATTTGAATCTTAATGATTCAGTTATTCAAGACCCATATGGTCTTACCAACATTGAATTGGGCGCGAGACGATTGCTCCAAGCGATGTTGAGACAAGAGGAGATTTATGTTCAAGTCGATAGTGACTGCGATGGTTACACGTCTGCGGCGGTTCTTATTAATTACCTACATCGTGTGTTCCCTTCAATTGTGGAAAATAAAGTACGATATGGGTTGCATACGAAAAAGCATCACGGAATTGCGGTGGAAGATATTCCCAGTGGATGTACGTTGGTGGTGGCACCTGATTCGTCATCAAATGAAGCGGATATTCACAGAGAACTCAAAGCTAATGGAATCGATGTACTCGTCCTGGATCACCACCACGCAGAACCCGACGGACAAGACCCAGCAATAATTGTTAATAACCAGATGTGCGACTATGATAATAAGTGTCTATCTGGTGTTGGTGTAGTCTATAAATTTTGTAAAGTTTTAGATGATCTAATTGGTGTATCATATGCTGACGATTTCCTTGATTTGGTCGCTCTTGGAATGGTTGCTGATATGATGGATTTGCGTTCTTTTGAAACGAAGCGATTGATTGATATTGGATGCACAGAAATTCATAATCCGTTCTTTGTCCATATGGCGAAAAAGAATGATTATTCTATGAAGAGTAAAATTAATCCATTTACAATTTCATTTTATGTAGCTCCATTTATTAATGCAATCACTCGTAGTGGTAATGATGCAGAAAAGTTGCTGATCTTTGAATCTCTATTAGATCATCGAGCAATGCGATTAATTCCATCTGGTAATCGCAATCGTAAAGGATTAGAAGATTTACTTGTGGTTGAAGCAATCCGCGTTGCTGGTAATGTTAAAAAGCATCAGGATGATGCAAAAGTTAAGGCACTTGATGATTTACGATTCCGCATTAATTCTGGAGAATGCGATTTTGGTATCTTGATTATCACTCTTGATAATCCTATTGATACCAATCTTACTGGTTTGTTAGCAAACCAAATTATGGCTGAATATGGTAAACCAACTTTGATTTTAAACAAGAGGATAAACAATGAAACAGGAGAAATCACTTGGGAAGGTTCTGGCCGAGGCTTCATTACTCCTCATGTTAATGATTGGCGTGCTTATCTTGAACAATACGCTATGTATGCAGAAGGTCATGCGATGGCTTTCGGAGTTGGTTTTATCCCTGATCAGCTGACAGACTTTAAGCATTTAATGACCACTAGCCCAATGGATATTACAAAGTCTTATGATGTTGATTTTGTATTCCAAATGACTGATAATTTTGATGCCGACATTCTTGATGTTGCAAAATATGATGAAATGTGGGGTCAAGGTTTAACTCAGCCGATGGTGGCTATTAAAAATATTTCTTTGAAGAAAGACGACATTCTTCTGCAGGGTAAAGGCACATTAAAACTTAAACTTGGTAATCATCGTACTACATGCATTAAGTTTGGTGGAACCGATATTTATAATGAATTACAGTCTTTGTTCCCGTCTGATGATGCTACAATTAAGCTCAATCTAATCGGCACCTGTGCTTTAAATGATTGGGGTGGAAGCATTTCTCCCCAGCTAAAGCTGGTTGATTATGATGTGTCATATGTAGATACTTGGGGTTTTTAATTTGACAACTTCAAAAAGAAATGGTATAATATAATTGTAGAAAATAGGAAAGTAGGAACTTAAATGATACTGACTGCTAAGCAAGAAGAAGGTCTTAAGATTGCGGTCAAGCGTTATAAGGACCACGAACCTTATACTTGTATTGCTGGTTATGCCGGGACAGGTAAAAGCACACTTATTCGATTTATTATCAGTGCATTGAATATTGATCCTGATGATGTGTGTTATGTAGCCTATACCGGCAAAGCCGCGCAGGTTTTGCGTTCAAAAGGATGCCCGAATGCAATGACCGCACATAGATTACTATATAAATCTGTACAAAAGGATGATGGAACATTTGTTCATTTTCCGAAGCGTCCATTATTTCCTTTTGCTCTAATTGTTGTAGATGAAATTTCCATGCTACCAAAACCAATGTGGGAACTTTTATTATCTCATCGAATTCATGTAATCGCTCTTGGTGATCCCGGTCAGCTTCCGCCTGTTATGGCTGAAAGTAATGGTGTGTTGGATACCCCGCATATTTTTCTGGATGAAGTTATGCGACAGGCTGCCGAAAGTGAGATTATCCGTTTAACAATGGATATTCGTGCAGGAAAAGGTTTGACTCCTATGTTGGGCCAAGAGGTAAGAATTGTAGGGCGTGAAGAACTCCTACAACCTGGTTTTCTTGCATGGGGAGATCAGATTATTTGCGGTAAAAATGAAACCCGCAATCAAATTAATAGAGTAATGCGACAGATCAAAATGAATACTGAAGGAATTGAACCTTTAGTAGGAGACCGAATTATCTGTCTGCATAATGAATGGGAATGTATAAATCTAACTGGTGATGCTCTTGTAAATGGTTTGAGTGGCACAATTACTGATTTGAAATATACAAATGATAACCCATTTATGGAGAAAACTCCCATCATCGACTTCCAGCCTGATATTGATGACAGTGACACCTTTAGAGGATTAGAAGTCGATTATAAGCTTTTCACTGAACATGTGCCGACTGTGAACAAAGAAACCTTCAAGAAAATTCCTAAGTTCTATCGACCCAAGGAGTTTGATTATGGATATTGCATTACTTGCCATAAAGCGCAAGGTAGCGAATATGATAAGGTTATTGTTCTTGAGGAATACTTGAGAGGTGAAAGCAAAGATGGTCATTCTCGTTGGCTTTATACTGCTGCTACTCGCGCTGCCAAGAAATTAATTATTGTGAGGAATTATTAATGATTATGATCGCCGGCCCATGCGCCGTGGAAACTGCGACTGACACTTATAAAATCGCAGAGGAATTAAGTAAATATGATAAAAAAATCATTCTGCGTGGCGGTTGCTGGAAACCCCGCACTAGACCAGATTCCTTCCAGGGGCTCGGAGAGGTCGGCGTTGATATGCTTGTTGCTGCGTATGAATTATATGGACTACAAGGGTGCTGTTTAGAGGTAATGAGTAAAAAACATTTGGATTATGTTATTAATCATTATCCAGAAAAAAACATTATTCTTCAAATTGGCTCTCGTAATATGCAAAATTTTGAACTACTTAAATTAGTAAGTTCTTATTCTAAGGAATATGGTAATACAGTACTTCTAAAGCGAGGCTTTGGAAATACCGTTGATGAAATGTGTGGAGCGAGGGATTATTTACAGCATGACAATGTTATCTTATGTGAGCGTGGTATTAGGACTCTGTCTGATGCTAGTCGTTTCACTTTGGATTTGTCCGCCATCCCTGTGTTACAGCAAAAAACTGGGTGTCGAGTTATCGTGGACCCATCCCACGCTGCTGGAGAGAGAAGTCTGGTATCCGGATTGGCACGGGCTGGTATCGCCGCAGGAGCAGATGGCTTGGAAATTGAGGTAAAATCAATGTTTGCCAAGTGTCCGCGTAAATGCGATGAAGCACAAGCTCTCCCCATAGATGAATTTTATGTTTTAGCACATGTGTGTGAAGATATTGACAAAATCTTAAAATAATAATATAAGAGGTATATAGTATGCAATATGCTGATAGCAAAAATTTATTTGACCAACTATCTGAAGATTTTTCCAGAAAGTGTACAACAACTTCTCAGCCTATTAATTATCTAAAATTCTGTAATAACAATGGCCAAATTAATACTGATTTGGATATTCAGCGAGGTTACCAATGGGATGAAAAACGTCAGCAAGAGATGTGGAACAGTTTGCTGCTTAATGCTCATATTCCTGAATTCCATGCATTAATCCGCAATGATATTTACGACATTATTGATGGTAAACAGCGACTATTAACGATCTTTAAAATCATCAATGATGAAATTCCTCTGAAATACAGCTATGCAGGTCCCGAGCTGCACTGGCTTTTTACTCAAGGAAAAAATAAAGATGCTCTTGTCCGACAGATTAATTTTTCTTGTTTACCAAAGGAGTTGCAATATCGTATTTATAATACTACGATTTTGATTACTACTTACTCTAATCTTGACAGAGATGAACAAATTATGCTCTTTAAAAAAATTAATAATGGTAAAGCATTAAGTGATTTTGCAAAAGGATTGTGCGAAAATTTCTTTATCCGCAAGGATGGTACTGCTGAAATGCTAAAGCATTCTGTGTTTAAAAATTCAGAATGGAAAGATGAAGAACAAGAGGCAATTGAGAAAGCGTTAGTTCGCTTTATGATTCTTAAGCATAAAAATATGGTAGTTTCTCTAGAACCCACAAAGATGATTAGTTACTATCCTGAATTTGATCGTGACGTATTAAATTTGAGCGTTAAGCAAGTAAATGCTGTCTTAGATCGTATTCCCACTTTGCATAAAATTCTTAAATGCCGCGCTTGGGAATCTTATTTTCCAGCATTTTTAATAGTAGTTGATCGTCATCCTGAGCTTACAGCAGAACAAATTGACACCATGCTTGTAAAAATTCGTTCTTGTACTGCTGGGCGCGGAGCTGATTTAAGAGCCAGTATTGTTGCTGAACGCATCGACACTGTAGAATCTTTAATTGACAATTAAACAAAATTATGATATAATATATACAGAAATGATAGAAAGAGGTTCTTGGATATGTTTTTTAACTGTCATAATCATACGATGTATTCAAACCTCAGACTTCTGGACTGTATCATCAAACCGAAAGACCTAATCGACCGTGCGATCGAATTAGGCCTTTCTGGTATTGCGATTACCGACCATGAAGCACTGAGCGCTCATATGGAAGTAAACATGTATGCGAAGAAAATTCGTGAAAAGCATCCTAATTTTACTATTGCGCTCGGTAATGAGATTTATTTGACTGACACAAGAGAGAAAGGTCAGCCATACTATCACTTTATTTTGATTGCTAAAGATGCTATTGGTCACAAAGGTTTGCGTGAGCTTAGCTCTAAGGCATGGTATAATTCTTATTTTGATCGAGGTATGGAGCGTGTTCCTCTGCTCAAGAGCGAGTTAGAAGAAATTATGACTCGATACAAAGGTCATATTATGGGTACTACTGCCTGTATGGGCGGTGAGCTGTCTAAACTGATTGTGGAATATCAGATTCTCAAAGAAATGAATCAGCCCAATCAGGAAATATTTTATAAGATGCAGGATTTCATTCAGTTCTGCATGAGAGTATTTGGTCCAGATGATTTCTATATTGAATGTGCGCCATCTACAATGAAAGATCAGATCATGGTCAATCGGTGTCTCGGTGAAATGGCACAACTTTATGGATTGAATTTGGTGCCGGCTACCGACTCTCATTATCTCAGTCCTGAAACAAGATTTGCGCATAAGGCATATTTGAACTCTAAGGGCGGAGATCGAGAAGTTGATAGCTTCTATGAATTTGCGCGTTTGATGGATGAAAAAGAAGTGAGAGAACTTCTACTTCATTCTTTTGAAGAAACTACTGTTGATATGATGATGCATATGACAGAAGATATGCGTCAGAAAATTGAGTGGTATTCTTTGGAAAAACCGCAGCAGATTCCTGTTGTAGAAGTTCCAACTAGAAACGCTGGCTTTCTTGGGTGGGGAATTTGGCAAGAATATCCCACGCTTTATGATATTAACCTTAATGGCAATGAACAAGAGCAATATTGGCTTGATTGTTGCATGGAAGCTTTGGTAAATAAAGGACTTGGTGAAGATGTCTACCTCGAAAGACTCGAAATTGAAGCAGACGTTATTCGATATATTGGCAATCGTCTTGGGACTTGTTTGTTTGCCTACTTTAATACTTTCAAGCACTATATTGATTTGTTCTGGGAGTGTGGTAGCATCGTCGGTCCTGGCCGTGGATCTGCCACTGGTTTTCTGTCTAATTATCTCCTTGGTATTACTCAGCTAAATCCTATCAAGTGGAATCTTCCTTGGTGGCGTTTCTTGAATAAAGAACGTGCGGAATTGCCTGATATTGATATCGACCTTGCTCCTTCCAAGCGAGCTGAAATCTTTCAGCGTATTCGTGAAGAACGTGGAGAAATGGGACTGATTCAGGTTATTACATTCGGTACTGAAGGTTCTAAGTCTGCAATCTTGACCGCCTGTCGTGGTTATAGAATGTTAGATGAAGATGGAATTGAAATGTTTCCTGATGGTATTGATGTTGACGTCGCTCAGTATATTGCATCTTTGATTCCATCCCATCGCGGTTTCCTTTGGAGCATCAAGGATGTTGTATATGGCAATAAGGATGAAGATCGTCAGCCTATTGCCGCATTCAAGAGAGAAGTTGACAAGTATCCTGGACTTTTAGATATTATCTTTGCGATTGAAGGAATCGTGAAGCAGCGTGGTTGTCATGCATCTGGTGTCATTATGTATGAAGAGGATAAGATTTATGACACCGCGGCGATTATGAGAACTCCTTCTGGTGATCTTGTAACCTGTTATGACCTTCACATGGCAGAGGCTGCTGGTGACACTAAATACGACTTCCTTGTAACCGAAGTTTCTGACAAAATCATTAAGGCTCTTGAACTGATGCAAGAGGATGAAGTAATTGATCCTGATATGAGTTTGCGTCAGATGTATGAAGAGTTCTTGCATCCTGAGCATATTGATACAACCGATCCCGAAATTTGGGAAGCACTTGCAGAGGGTAGCGTATTGGATGTATTCCAGTTCAGCGGTGGCGTTGGTTTGGCGATTGCAAAGAAGCTTCGTCCAACTGATCCTCTGGAAATGACCGCAGCGAATGCAATGATGAGACTTATGTCTGAAAAGGGTAAAGAGTCTCAGCAGGATAGATATGCTCGTATCAAGAGTCAAGGAATCAGAGTCTTCGATATGGAAATGAAAGAGCATAATCTGCCGAACAGCATGATTAAAGCAATGCATAAACATTGCGACAAGTATTATGGCTGTTGCGCAATTCAGGAACAGATGATGGAGATTCTGATGGATCCTGAGATTGCAAGTTTCAGTTTGAAAGAGGCAAATGATGCTCGTAAGATTGTTGCTAAGAAGCAAATGTCTCGTATTCCCGAGCTTAAAGGTAAGGTTTATGATGTAATGGATCAGCGACTCGCTGACTATGTGTGGGAAGTTGCGGTAGCTCCTCAGTTGGGTTATGCATTCTCCATGAATCACTCTCTGCCTTATTCTTTCGTCGGTATTCAGACAATTATCTTAGCACGAAAGTTTGATCCGATTTATTGGAACACTGCATGTTTGATTGTAAACAGTGGTGCAACAGATGAAGATCTTGAAGGTACAACGAACTATGGAAAAATCGCAAAAGCCATTGGTGACATTCGAAGTGCAGGAATTGCAGTCTCCACGGCAGACATTAATAAATCTAAATATGGATTTTCTCCAGACGTTGGAGAGGGCACAATCACCTACGGACTTAAAGGTCTACTCAATGTTGGAGACGATGTCATCGCAGACATTATTGACAAACGCCCTTTCACTAGCTTCGGAGATTTCCTTGGCAGAGTCAAGTGCGGAAAACAGGCAGTAATTTCTCTTATCAAGGGTGGCGCATTTGATAGCTTTGGTGAGCGTAAGCGCATTATGGCTGAATATTTGTGGTTGAACTGCGATAAGAAAAAGAGAATCACACTTCAGAATATGAATGGTTTGATTCAAAGAGGTCTGCTGCCTGATCATCTTAGTCTGCAGAGCAAGGTTTTTGAGTTTAATCGTTACTTGAAAAATGTATGTAAGTTGACTGACGGTTATTATGTTCTGGATGATAGAGCGTATGGATTCATCGACAGATTCTTCCCTGATGTTCCTCTGGAAGTATTTGGTCCGACTTATGCAATGAATCAGAAGTTGTGGGAAAAGGTATATCAACAGCAAATGGATTTTGTGCGTGAGTGGATGAAAGCTAATCAGGACGAAGTTCTATATCAGCTGAATAAGAACATTTTTGAGGAAGAGTGGAAGAAATATGCTTCTGGTAATTATTCTTCTTGGGAAATGGAAGCATTATGTTTCTATTATCATGAGCATGAGTTGAAGAACGTCAATCGCGCACGATATGGAATTAGCAATTTCTTCGATCTGCCAGAAGAGCCGATTATCGAAAAGACATTTAAGCGTGGCGGTATTGAAATTCCGATTTATCGTTTGAATAGAATCTGCGGCACATGCATCGCTAAGAATAAAACAAAAGGTACAGTATCTCTGTTGACTCCTGAGGGTGTTGTCGAAGTTAAGTTTAGAAATGAATATTTCAGTTTGTTCGACAAGCAGATTTCTGTGCGTGGCGCTGATGGCGTAAAGCATGTTGTGGAAAAGTCTTGGTTCAATCGTGGTTCTATGATTATGGTAACTGGTATTCGCCGTGGTGATGATTTCATTCCGAAGAAATATGCAAGCACAGTTGGTCATCAGCTGTATAAGATTGAAAACATCACTTCTAATGGTAGCCTGACTCTTAAAACGGAGCGCGCAAGCGGGGAGGCCGAAGAAGAATGATGAACGAGAAAGTGATGAAGTGGCGATCGTCGCCACTTCATCGTAAATGTATTTTTTGTAAACACTTAAAATTTATAACCATACCGGCTCATCTGCCATGTAATGATTACTATAAATGTGTTGCTAAAGACAAATATATTGATTATTGTTTGCCAGATATGACAAGAGCTCCAAGACCGTTTTGTAAATTATTTGAATTAAATACGGAGATAAAAGAATGAAATATATTGTAGCACTTATTGGCAAGGCAGGAGCGGGAAAAGATACAATTGCTCAGGGCTTAGCTACACTCAATCCTGACTGGAATATGATTGTCTCTTGTACAACCCGCCCTCGTCGAGAAAATGAAGTTGAAGGTATCAACTATTATTATCTTACAAATGAGGAGTTTGCGCAGAAAGTACTGAATGGCGATATGCTTGAAGCTACTTATTTCAACGATTGGCATTATGGTACTATGGCTTCTTCTCTTCACGAAGGTGTAAACATTGGTGTTTTCAATCCTGAAGGCTACGATTGTCTTACAGAGATGGGCGGCGGAGAAATCAAAGTTATTGGCTTCTATATCAATAGCGATGATAAAACTCGTCTACTGCGCCAGCTTAATCGCGAAGAAAACCCTGATGTTCATGAGATCGTCCGCCGCTTTAGCGCAGATGAAGAAGATTTTTATGATATTGATAACGATCCAGACTATCCTGTATATGTAATTCAAAATGGAAGAGATACTTCTCTACCATATGTTGTACATGAAGTCAATAAAATCATTCACGCGGTTCTAGATATTGTGCCTCTTGTGGGCAGTCATGAATAATTTATTGGGCGAAATTTTGAAATATCATGTCTACCCTATTTTATAACTCAGGAGGTCAATGAAATGTTAGTAACTAAACGTGATGGACGCCAAGTCCTTTTTAATGTTCAGAAAATTGAAAACGCAATCGGCAAGGCATATTGGGACAAAGATTGGTCTCCCGACAAACCTAACCCACCATATGCTGGACATATTGCCGATAAAATTTCTCAGTCTAATCAAGACTATACTGTAGAACAGATTCAGGATCTTGTTGAACGAGAACTTATGGCTTGTGATCCTGATGTTGCAAAAGCATATATTCTATATCGTAATAAGCGTACTCGTGCAAGAGAACAACAGAGCCGTATTATTAATGCGGTAAAGAGCCGTTTGGAAGCTCGTAATGTGCAGAATTCCAATGCCAATGTTGATGAACGCTCTTTCTCTGGTCGTGAAAAAGAATCTCAGTCTGATATTCACAAGATTATCGCTCTTGAAGATGGCAGCTATCTAAGTGAAGAAGTTGCAAATGCTCACAAAAACATGCTTCTTTATCAGCATGACTTAGAGAAGGCTCCTGTTGGAGAGCATAATTGTTTAAATATTGATTTCAAGAAACTATTCACCGAAGGTTTCGCAACCCGCAATGGCGATATTCGTGTTCCTACATCCTATGCCACTGCTTGTCAACAAGTTGCTGTTATTTTCCAATGTCAGTCTCAAGTGCAGTTTGGTGGAGTCGGTAGCGTTCATATTGACTATGATCTTACTCCTTTTGTAAGAATGAGTTTTGCTAAGCACTTCCTTGATGGTATGGAATGGCTTTGCGACAATGGTGTAGAATATGATAAGGAAGAGCTTTTAAATCTTCCAATTGATGCGCCACTATATGATGAACAGCCAAAAGTAAAGAAATATGCTATGGCTATGTTGAAAAAGGAGATGCGTCAGAGTGCAGAAGCTCTCTACCACAACCTCAACTCCCTCGAATCCCGTGCGGGGTCTCAGGTCCCGTTTACCTCTATTAACTTCGGACGAGACACCACTATCGAAGGAAGAATGGTTTCAGAGTCTATGCTCAGAGCTAGTCTCGCAGGAATCGGAAAATTCCACAGAACCGCTATCTTCCCAATTTCAATTTTCCAGTATAAAACCGGAAACAATGCAAACCCTGCAGACCCAAACTATGACCTTAAGCAATTGGCATTGGAATCCCTCTCTAAACGAATTTATCCCAACTTCTGTAACTGTGACTGGTCCCAGGCCCACGAAGATCTCTCCGATCCCGACACCTATTTCTCTACAATGGGATGCCGAACCATGCTTGGTTACGATAGACATGGACTTGGATATCGTAGAGTCGGACGAGGCAATAACGTTCCAAATACCATTATTCTCCCAAAGCTTGGAATTGAATACGGAATTGCTCTCGGAAAGCGCGATAAAGCAGATCTTGAAGGATTCTGGATGGCATTTGAAGACACTCTCAAACTCGCAGAGCAAGGACTCCTTGAAAGATTCGATGTAATGGTCAATCAAGCTGCAACAGCTGCACCATTTATGTATGAGAATGGAACTATTGCTGATGGTCAAAAGTGTAATATGAGTGTATATCAATCTCTAAAACATAATACGCTTGCGATTGGCTATATTGGTATTGCAGAAATGTGTGAAGCATTGTTTGGTGTCAATCATGCTCGCAGCAAGGAAGCTCATGCATTTGCTCTTTCTGTTGTGCAGCGCATTAATGAGTTTGCAAAAGAAGCAAGTGAACGTAATGATCTTAACTTCTCTTGCTATGCAACTCCTGCAGAAGGACTTTGTTCCACTGCTTTAAAAGCACTTCGTCGTCAGTATGGTATTCTACCTCGCATTACTGACAGAGAATTTATTACCAATAGTCATCATGTCCCGGTTTGGGAAGAAATTGGTATTTTTGAAAAATTGGAGTTGGAAGCTCCATTCTGTAAGTACCCAACAGGAGGATGTATCACATATGTTGAATTGGATGCAACGTTTGTTCAGAACACGAAAGCAATCGAACAAATCATCGACTACGCGTTCAAAACGCTCGACATCCCATACCTCGCGTTCAACTTCCCAATCGACTCTTGCCTATCTTGCGGCTATCAAGGTGAATTCAATGACCGCTGCCCTGAATGCGGTTCTACCAACATTCAACAGTTACGAAGAGTAACTGGTTATCTCACTACAGATTACCACAAGTTTAATGAAGGTAAGCAGGACGAAGTTTTACATAGATTTAAACATTCAAGAAAGTAAGAGGGTGGCGTCCTCTTTTAAAGGAGAAATAATATGCGATATGCTAACGTAATTTGGAATGACATTGTTGCCGGCGACGGTTTATGTGTGTCATTTTATACGCAAGGTTGTCCGCATCGGTGTCCGGGTTGTCATAACCCGGAGACCTGGGACTTTGAAGGAGGACAAGAATTCCCCGCATCCCTTTTGGACGACCTAATCCGAGGTCTTACCGCACAAGGTATTCAAAGACCCTTGTGCATCCTAGGCGGTGAACCGCTTTGTCCCGAGAATATTTTTCTTACTACACTATTAATTCGTACAGTGCGGGACAAGCTACCAGATACGCCTATATATGTGTGGACTGGTTATCTTTATGAAGATCTTCAAAAGATAGGTTCATCCCCACATTTATCATATATCCTTGATAACATTGACTATTTGATTGATGGCCCATATGATGCGACTAAGAGAAATATTACTCTTGGTTTGCGTGGTAGCGAGAATCAGAGAGTTTTCAAGTTTGACAGAAAATAAATTTTATGATATAATTGATATATCAAGAGAAAAAGGAGAATTCTCATGAAGGAAACACCTAATGCTATTTATATGGAGCCTGAAGAGTATGAGGCTTACTTAAAGGAGCAAGAGGAAAAGCAAGAAAAACTTAAGGCGTATTATGAGTCCTTGAAAGAAGGTAATGATAATGTTGATGGTCCAAGTCTATATGAATTGAACCAGCAAATTATTGCAAAAATGCCTGCTCTGGACGGCGACGGGGTGCGCGATTGCTCTGGGAAAATTTTAAAGTGGTTGGACACACATCCCGATCCTTATTATATGCTCCTATGTAATGAGCTTAGTTATTACACTTTATTCCATATTACTTCTGCAAAGTATAATGCTGGCGGCAACTTGATGATTAGTCGAGGTGCAATGCGAGATTTAACAGATGAAATTCTTGATATTGTTGCTAATCTTGGTGATGTACGCGTTATTGAAGAAGATAATAATGGAGCAATTTCTGTGTGGAGTTCTCTCAAGCCCGCACATTATGAAGCACTATCTGATGAAGCTAAAGCAGAAGCTGACATCGTACATTGTTTCTATTTATTCCCATATGGAAGGGGAGTCGTTGAAGTATGAACTCTGCATATTGGATGACTAATAAATTTACAAATCATTCTTCTGTATTAATTCACACAAAAGAAAATACTGCAAGAGTAGATTTGTTTGGTGAGACTATTGAAGATCATATTATGTCTTTGGCAAATGTAATTGCCTCATATGGTCTTACTACTGTTAAAACAGATAAAGAATATTTGGTGTTTGAAGCACCACTAAATGCTCTACTTGCACAAAATTATAATTATCAGAATGGCGTAAAATTGGAGGAAGTCTAAGATGAAGTATTTGCTGAATGTTGTTGAAACTTACCGTGTTGATACCGTAGAAGAGGCTCTGGCTATGCGCGATGAAATGGCCGCAGCTCATGAATATGAACTTCAGTCTTTCCAGTATACTACCAAGTTTAATAAAAAGACTGAAGAAGAGTATCAGGTTGTAAAAGCTAAGAAGGTTATCAATAGTGAAAAGGAACCCAATTGTGGGGTAATGGTGCGATATGAATATTGATGCGACTTTTGAAAAGATTAGTAAATATGCTGATGACAACTTGGTCGTCATCCCAACTCGCAAAACTGCCGAGTCAGCGGGGTACGACTTTTGTGCAGCAGAAGATACGATAATTCCTCCATTTGTTGAGATGGTCGAAGATGCAATGCTTGAGGATATTAACTCTCGCAAAGCGCAGTATGCCGATGTAAAAGAGTTTATGGCAGCTGAATACCCTTATACTCTCGACAAGATTGCGGCGATCACTAAGCAGTATGATGCTAAGGTCGCTCTTGTGCCAACTGGTATTAAGTGTAAGATTCCGGGTGGTTATTATCTTCAGCTAAGTGTACGTAGTTCTTTGCCGCTTAAGCACTGGTTGATTCTGGGTAATGGTGTTGGTATCATCGACGCGGATTATTATAATAACCCAGATAATGAAGGACATATTTATTTCCAGATCATTAATCTGTTACCGGTTCCCATTAAGATTCAGAAGGGTGAATGCTTCGGTCAGGGTGTTCTTCTTCCTTATGGTGTTGCTACTGGTGACAATGTAACCGCTACTCGCGAGGGCGGATTCGGTTCTACCAATGGGTAAGATTATATTAGCTTTAGATCAGGCCACTCGCGACAGCGGGTGGTCTATCTTTGATAATGGAGAACTGATCGACTTCGGCCACTGGAGTTTCTCCCACGACGACGTAGCAATGCGTATCCATAGGCTTTGCTAGGAAATTGAGAAGAAAATTGAGGAATATGAACCAGAGCTCATCGCTATTGAAAATATTTAGCTACAGTAGAACGTAGAGATGTTTCAAAAGCTAGCTTGGGTTCAAGGTGCTTTAATGCGCACCTGCGTTGCAAAAGGAGTTCCATATTAGTTAGTTCGTCCGTCCGAGTGGCGTGCGGAATGTGCTTTCCTTAAAGGCAATGATAAACATAGAGATAATCAAAAAAAAGTTGCGCAAACCTGGGTAATGGAAACCTTCGGTAAGAAATGTACGCAAGATGAATCGGATGCGATTTGTATTGGTTATGCTCTATCTAAACAAGAGGATAACAATTGGGATTTTGAATGATTGGGCTAATTAGGTTCACTCTTTTCTCTTGATTTTTATAATCAGAGAAAGGGGATGACTTTTGCATGGAGTATGATTTATTTGATTATTTCCTCAAATGGCTCATTCCATTCGTCTGTTCAGGTCTCTTCGCGGCAATCGTTATTCCAGTATGGAACAGATATAAGCATGGACGCGACGCAGAATTAAAAGACAAATGGAATGTATATGCACAAGAAACCAAGAATGATATTGAAGCATTCAAAATCGAATCCAAAAAGAAAGACGTTGAATTAGAAAAGAAAATTGTCGACGTCTAGACTGCACTGCTTGATAAGATCGAACAAAATACCGCTGGTATACGTCAGGCGATTTTGCAGTCTCATTTAAGAGAATTGATTATTGATGGTAAAATGTATCTAAAGAATGAATATATTACTCTTGAGCAATTGGCAGATTATGAGGAACGTTTCTTAACTTATAAGACACTAGGCGGTAACGGACATGTGGATCCATGGATCGCTAAAATTCGTCAATTGCCTAATACTCCTCCGGAGCAAGTGGAAGAAACCGATTTTTCCGCACGCTCTAAATATCATCATGTGTAAAAAAAAATAAGGGAGACTAGATATTTTATCTAGTCTCCCTATTTTTTTTTATGTTATATCGTCAAAAATCTAATTCGTATTAAATAAAATTTCTTTGCCAAATGTAGCAATTAAATCAGCGACCATTTCTTCTTGTTCTATAGTCATATTGACATTATAACTAAACATAGCAGCATGAACTATTGACCGTATTTCCTGCGGAAAGCCTAAAATTCAGTATCGAAGTCCTTACCTTGCTCGCGCATAAGGTTGCGGGCAATCTGTTCAATTTCTGCACTTCTATTGTTTTTGGCCAAGTTCAATAGATTTACTCCCATTGGAGTATTTTGCATACCCTGTAACAGATTCATCATTACTTGTTGCGGGTTCTAACCATTTTTAATCATACCGATAATCTAGTTCATCTGAACCATTCGTGCTTCCCCTCCTCTCAAAACTGGGATGCAACATCATTTAGCTATTGTTTAGTCTCCTTCGGTGGGATAATCATTTGATTCATTGCCATTTGAATTTGCTACATTGCCTATTCAAATTCTTCTCTAGTTATAAAATTTAAATTGGCTTCATTAGTAAGAGGAATATTTTTTAGTTCGTATACATTCAGCGCAGCCGTTCCATCCATATTGATTTGTTTAGTGTAAATTCGCTTATTAGCTAAGTCTGGAAAGTAAAACACTGAACCATCGAAGTCAATTGAGGCGCCTCTGACTTCATCGAGAGAGGAGACTGGTCTTCCCTTTAATGCCATAGAAACGGGTCGGGAAGCCGGCTATTGAGCCTAAAAATAATTTGGATAAGTTGGATACATTTTATCCCTCTTTTCTGGAAGTTGTCTCTATCACTTCCATTATATAATGAAAATGCCGATAGATCCGTTGGTCACATTTGTCTCGTGGTAACTATGAGGATTACCCCTCTGGATGAAGGGTGCATTAGAAGATGTAGTCACAGGCAAGCTCTCTGTCTCGCGTCAAGGACACTTCTAACAACGACAAAAAAGGGAGACCTTTAAAGGTCTCCCTGTTAATTAACTAGCAGCTGCAAGCTTATTTACTTGTACCTGGGCTTCAATCAAAGTAGTCAAGTACTGATCGAAATCTCCAAGGGCACTAGCAAGATACTCTTTAGCATCATCTGTAAGAATGGCTAAAACCGCACTCTTAGTCATTTCAAAAGCTTTCTTCTGTGCCTCAGGATCAAAAGCATTTTGACCCTTAAGAGCATCTACATATGTTTGAGTTGTGGTTAAAACGCAATCGGTTACAGTCTCCTGTAACATAAGCACATACTTATCATGCTTATCATTATCAACACGATTAATCAACTCGTTGCTCTTAGCATTAATAAACTTAATAAAATAAGTGCTCAATACAACCAAGAGCGGAATGATTACTAGTTCAAAAATTTGTTGAGCCATTTCCATCCATTCCATAAAAAGACCTCCTTATCCGCAAGACTCCTCATCAGTCTCAGGATCTTGACCTACTTGCTCACGCAGTAGGGCTGTAATAAGTTTTCTTTGTGTGTCTAACTTAATTTCATTTTCAGCTTTTGCTTTATATGAATAAAAACCGGTCACTGTCGCACACTCAGCAAAGACCGCGGGAATTAGGTACATAAGCGCATCAATGTTATTAAAATACCACATTGCAATGCAAGAAAAGATGGTGATGGCAAGAGTGACAGCGCAAACTGCGATCACAAGAATTTTGCTGAAAGACCATTTCTTCTCCACCTTGGGAGAAAAAATGGTTTCAACATATTGAGTAGTCGCGCTTTTAATTCTGCGAGGAATCAATTAAGCAACCGCCTTTGCAAGAGCTTCCCAAGTCTTGGGACCGCAAATGCCATCGACCTTAATATTTACTTTCTTCTGGAATGCGCGAACTGCATTCACAGTTTTAGTGCCATAGTCACCATCAATACCATCTTTATTTTCGCCATAAGTACCAAGATCATATCCAAGTTTCTTCAAATTAGTTTGAAGAATTTTTACATAATCATTTTCAGCGCCTTTACGGATTGTTGGATATTTACTGAAATCAAGAGAAGGAGTGATTACGTTTTCATTATCATCATCAGAATCATCCTTACCTTGCGCAGCTTGAAGCTTTTTAAGAAGTTCTGCATCAACAATACCATCTGCCAAGATGCCATTATCACGTTCAAATTCTTTAACTGCAGTTGCGGTTTGAGAACCAAACTGACCATCAGCCTTATCTTCAAGTTCATATCCCAAATCCATTAAGATTTCCTGAAGTTCTTCAACATCAGCGCCAGTCATACCTTCTTTCAAAGGTAGACGCTCGCCAAGATCATAATCAGTCTTTTCGCCATCAAAAACAAGGAATGTATTCATAACATAACCATACTTGCCGTCAAAATAAGTTTTGCTCCAAGTTTCTTCACGCTCGTAAACATTAACCTTCTGGCCTTTAGGAATGCGAGCAAGAATGGACGCAGAGGTTGATTTGCCAGCACGCAAATTGAGTCTTCCAGAGACTGTAGTTACTACCGCAGTAGCAATAGGCTTAGGAGCTTCTACTTCTGGTTCTTCTGCTTTATATTCTCCAGATACGTATTTAATACCCGGAAATTCATACCAATCAGTCCAAGGACGTTTATTTAAATCGGTAATGATAATACCCTTAGCAAACCCATAAGCTTCAACAACTTTACCATTACCAATATAATAGCCAACATGACCATCCTTGCGCACAGCAAGCCCAGGCACTTCTGGGATAGTTGCAATCTTACCATATTTTAAACCCTTGCTCTTGGCATAAGTGAACATACTATTTGCAGATTTATCAGGGCAGTTATTTCCATATTTACTCTTGAAGGTCTTATCAGTACCAATAGATTCGATAACACCTTCACCGCCATAAGTCCAATTGTATCCTTTACCAAGTCCCACACAATCAGCAGAAACCATCTTCTTAGAAATGTGAGATTTATATGTAGCAGTACGATCACTACCATAATGAGAAGGATATTGATTAGTTTTACTCTTTAAAGTAGAAGTTGTACATTTATATACACAAGTGCCATACCAATATGGCTGGCCAACCATTGCTTTCAAAAATTCTACAAAATGTAAGTTAGTATATTTTTCATATTGAGACATAACATTCCCTCCTTGGGGTTTACCTTCCGTCGTCCCGACGATAGGTTCGCTCGGTTGGGTTACCACTACCTCGCCATAATTCTTGCGAATTTCTGTACCTGGATAGTAGAATGCCAAAATTTCATCATATTTAACACCAATAGAAGCTGCATACTTAGCGCCGGTTTGACTCATACCAACACCATGTCCATTCTTCTTGCCCTATGAGACGGCATAATCCCACGGGTCTTCTTGGGCGATTAAATATGCTCGCTTTCCGCCCCACTTTTCCTCACTTGAGTAGGTGCGGCCGCCGTTCATAGCACTGTAATGTGCATTTGTAACGATCTTGTTATTATAATAAAGAACTTCACCCTTCGTCTCTTCAACTGCTTGATGTGCTCTTGCATATGAATTAGAGAAGCGTGAAGCGCGGAATGCCTAATCTGTTGAGGATTTGTCGCTAATAGATCCTTTACTCTAATAGCGATATAAAGCGAAAGTGCGGGCCGCAACAGCTTGAGCTTTACCTGCTTCAAGAGCAGCATTACCTACTTCTGCGGGAACCACACCTTTTAGATATTCTTCAATATCAATTTCAATTTCATCTTTACCATAATAGTCAAGATTTTCGGAGCGAGTAAGTTTTACTTTAATTAGCATGCTTATTCCTCCTTAAAAAAAGAAGAGGGTTGTTTATTACAACCCTCTTTACATTATTCAACAATCTTCTTTAAGCGAAGATTTACTTCACGACGGTCAATTTCTTCATTCATGGTATCAAACAAAGTATCAATCTTGAAATTATCAACCACATCGTACAAGAGCTCACCGTTCTTATCAAAAACATGTACAGCCTTAATAGTGATACCAACATAAGACTTAATATCTTCGATGGTGTCTGCAAGACTAGCTGCTGTGTTATCAAGGTAGCAGTTAAAATCATTGCCGAGCTCGCCATTTTCAATATGGCTATAATTTACGCTACGAACGTCATAACGTGTTGCAGAATCGTTGAAACTAATAAACATGTTTTATTCTCTCCTTTTAGTTTGCTGGTGGAGGTGGTGGAGGCGGGGGAGGATTACATCCACACTCCTCGGGTTTACTTCCATTCCAATCAGAGTTTTTTGGCCCTTCCTCAGGCTTTACTAAACCAAGCGCAGTTAAATAAGTTTGAGAAAGGCGAAGAGAAGCAGGACGAGACTGACGCCAAGATCTGAGTTCTTTAACAATGCTAGAAGAAGCTTGCATTAATTCAAGATAACCAGCGCCCATTTGTGCCAATGTATATGTTGGCGCAAGAGTGTCTTGAATCAAACCAATGCGCTGGGCAATAGTCTGACTACGTTCATCTTCTGGACCATTAGACAATTTAAAGTCTAAATAGTTACCAAATACAGAGCAATATTGATGAACAATCGCGCACCAGGCACTCATAAAATCATTCCAGGGAAGCTTATCCTCAGTAAGAATAAGAGTTGGAAATTCATGTTCAATACGAATGAACATGTCTAAAGTGTCCTGAGAAATTGTAAATGCACCATCGTCCTCTCCCGGTTCCCAAGCTGTGATGGCATCAATTTGCTCCAATACTCTAATCATAATTAATGAAAGTTGCGGCTGAATGGCTGTTAAAATACGACCAATAGGACCCAAAGTATCAATTTCTTTCATCACATGATAGCGGGCCTCGCCATAAGAAAAATTACGAATTTCAGTTAACATTTAACTCCGTTACCTCCTCAAGATATTTGAATTGCACTTTCTTTTCTTCAGACAAATCTCTCCAAACTACACTCCACACCCCATGTTCTTGTAGCCATTTCATTTCAGTATAAATCATAGCATGAGCTACTGCACATACAGTAGGAATTGGAGTAATTAAATTACGAGTGCATTCATATTGAGCACCAAGACAGGTGCCAGTACATAATTCATTAATAGGACATTGCGCACAATGCGGCAAAGATGCTTTATGCATAGAATATGTTGAAATTAACAATTCCGGATTGATGCATTCAAATTTCAAAATTTCTTTTTCATCAGGCACCAATTTACCATAATACATATCTTCATATCCTGTGCGGTGACATGGATACATCATTAAGTCACTTACACGTAATGTAAATTGGCTTTGAATACCGCAGGTAAGACCACGTCCACAAGTTGTTAAAGGCTGACTAAACATATTAAAACCATTTGCTTTAACTAACCAGCCTGCCATAGCATATGGATCTTTATTAATTTTATTTTCCCATACCCAATCAAGAACAAATCTCATAAATTTACACAAAGACTGAACTTGATCATAATTCCATTCTTCATTGCGGACATGCAATAAATACAGGCTCTCCCATGGGATATTGTGTTTTTCCATCATTTCTTGGAACCACAAGAAATTTTGAGGCCATGCATCAATATTTCTACTATATACCATTGGATGCAAGCCACCATGAATCATATGAGAAAATTGAAATGCACGATCATAGTACTCGTCATCTCGCACACCACCACCCAAATCCACATCTAGATCATGTAGATAAGGACGATTGTCTTCCATATATTTTCCATCAAAACTCGCACTAAGACCTAGAGTAATACCTATACTTTCGAATTTAGCATGAAGTTCTTTTACTCTTGCAGTTGCTTCTTCAGAACACACAAAAGTAAAATTAGTAGGAATTACAATTTCAATTGGACGATATAAAGGATCTAAATCCTTAAAATGTTCATAAATAGTTTCTAATACTTTATATCCAACTTCTTGAGCTAATAATTCACCAGAGAAAATTTCAATGTTAGCGTTCCAATCATTATGAGTGTACCATTGTAAAATAGTTTTTAGATTTTCAATAGTACGCTCTTCGTTGAAACAATCTTCACTAAAAATCTTTTTGCGATGACGATGTAAATAACAATATCTACAACCTAAATTGCAACGCGGTGAAATAATTAACTCAATATTTTTCATTTTCTGATCTCTTGGGGTATCAATAGAGAAATCATCATAAAAATATTTCTCAATTACCCAAGCGCCCAATTCATGATTTTCTTTTTGATATTGAGACAAACCAGTATCATTTACATTGCAATGCTCGGCCATGGTTTCATCGCTCCTCTATTTACTAAAATTTTATAATATCGCATCATTTCTTCCACAGCACCATTGCCTAATAAACGCAAATAACTGCAAGGTACAATAGAAGGATTAGTTGTATAGTCTTCCTCAACGCCAATATGACAATATAATCCACAAGTCATCATAAACATTAATAAACGATCATCTTCATTATATGCATATTTACTGTTGATTTGTCCAGCGCAAGCCATTGTTACAGCCATTTGATCAAAGAAATATTTTCTAGACATAATATCGGCATGGAAAGACATAGAACCATAAGTGCGTTTCATCCAAACCTTATCATTAGTATTCATATTACATCCACTTTGCATTGCATGCTTAGTCTTCATTTTTTCATCAAGAGCTGCATTACGACAGAGACGATTACAAGTATAAATATTTCCTTCATGATCAATAGTAATATTATTCTTACTAGCGGAACAAGAATAAGAATTTTCTTGTGTCGCAATAGGATTGCCAGCTTCTGCTTGGAAAAATACTTCAGGTCCATTAAATAATTGACCAAAAAGAGGGCGACCATCATAGCAAGGTTTATCTTGTACATTTACTCTCGGTAAAAAGCTAAGCCATTTTGCAAATGTCTCACCATCTTCTTGAGTATAATAGCCTGGGTCAACCAAAGTTGGGCAACCCGCAATTTGTAAACTAATATTTTTTTTACCTTCAATTAATTTATCGCATTCAACTTGTAAATCATTGAAGAATTTATAATACCAGTTAAATGAATCAATTCCTCTCTCATTCATAATTTTCATATAACTAACATCTAATGTAGCTTTAGTATTAATTACAAGAGAGAAATATTCCATATCTGCAGGACAACGAGTTAAAATTTCTTTCATAGTTTTAATTGTGCTCGCAGTCGCTCCAGGATGACGAGAATCATCATTAAATTCAGGTGGACCATCTAAAGACATTTGAAGATTAAAAGTGATTTTACGTTTGTGGTGAGTTGCATAAACCATCATTGGCAAGAAAAAATCTTCATAAATGCGATCGCCCAAAAGAGCATTAGTAGAAAACATTACATCTTTAGCATTTGGATAATAGTCAAATAATGCTTCAAATGTTGCTCGCCAGTACTGACTATTAATTGTAGGTTCTGCGCCCCACAAACTTACATTTTCAATAGCATCACGGATGCCTGCGGTGACACGTTTAACATTTTCTACAAAAGTTCCATCTTCAAGTGCTTGACGAATATCTCTATTATAAGAAGCCATGCACTTTTTTTCTTTTTCAATATAACAATATTTACATGCCATATTGCAATCTGATGACCAGTGTAGGCTGACGCTGGCTATATTAGCCAGCGCTTCGCCTAAATAATCAAGAGAAGGAATTTGTTTCATATCTCCGTTTTCTCCTCTCGCTTAATTCGAGTAATTTCTTGAATAATAATTACTAGTATAATTACCAGTTTTATTGCCAGAATTATATGTAGAATAGTTACCAGACTTATAAGTGGTATGATAACCTGTCTTATAGCTAGTATAATCCGCGGTATCATAACTATGATTGGTGCCATTATGAGAACTCTTGGCGCCACTGTCATTAGAAGAATAATAACTTCCATGATGGGAGGTATAATCCGCGCTATCATAGCTATAATTACTCGTTTTATAAGTTGTATAATGCGTTTTTGCGCTTGCATTATAACCACCATGATTACTTGTGTAATCTGCACTATCGTGAGAATATTTTCCACCATAGTGAGTAGTATAATTTGCGCCTTTTGCAGATGCATTATAAGTAGCAAAATTGCTGCCATTATATCCGGCATAATGAGTGTACTTTCCACTGTTATATCCAGTATAATCTCCACCATTAGCAGATGCGTAATATGAGCCTTTGTGCGTAGCATAGTTTGTGCTATGATAGGCATAATTACCACCATTGTGGACGGAATAATGTGCATTTGCTGTTGTATAATATCCGCCAAAATTATTAGTATTATAAGAACTTAAGTGACCAACTTTTTCACTCTAATAATGTGTACTATTATGACCAGATTTATGTGTAATATAATATGTTTCATAATGAGCAGTATTTTGCCCAGTATAATGATTAACATAATAAGAAGTTTTTACTGTGGCATTATAATTAGTATAGTTTGCAGTATCATAAGTTACATAATGAGTAGTATAATATGTGGCATTATTTGAAGTATTGTAGCCTGCATAATGGCTATATTTTTGCGCACCATTATGTGTATCAAATTCAGTACTAAATTGATTACCAAAATGATCTGGACAATGTGAAGTATTATAAATTTGATAGTGCGTAGTATAATAATTAGTATAATACGCTTTATGGTTACTACTATAATCCGCAGACTTATGAAGACGATTGCCCGTATAATAAGTTCCATGGAACTAATAATGAGCACTCTTATACGTTACATAATTTGTTGTATTATGTTCATAATTTCCACCAAAATAAGAATAATAATGAGTACCATTATGAGTAGTATAATAATCTGCATAATGATTCGTATAATAACTTGCATTATGACCATATCGATGACTGTTAAAATACTCAGTATAATAAGAATTATGCCAAGCTGTCCAGTTATTAATATCATATCCGGTATAATAATTTACTAAATGCCCTGTATAATAAGCATCATTATATCCAGATTTATGACCTGATTTATAAGATGAAAGATGCCCGTTATAATATGTACCTTTTTCACCATTGTGATGGGTAGCATAATGTCCACTATAATGTGAACTTAAATGTCCGCTCAAGTGCCCTGAATAATATGCAGGGCAATGAGCAGCTTCTTGGGCCTAAATTGCAGTTAATGGATTATTTAAGTCAGAAGGAATAATTTTATTTCCTTTGACTGCTGTTGAAGTCGCCATTGTGGATTATTCCTCCTTTTTATTAAGTTACAGTAACATTATGCGATTTATTACCAGCACGATAAGCGGTATAATTAGAAGTATTATAAGTGCCATAATTAGCAGTATAATAACCTGTCTTATAATTACTATGGTTACCACTATTATAACCACTCCAGTGAGAATTACGAGCAGCATTTTGACCACTATTATAAGAGCTATCATGTCCACTCTTATTACCTGAATAATGACCACTATTATATCCGCTCCAGTGAGAACGCTGTGCAGTTAAATTAGAGTTATTATATGTTGCATAGTTACCGCTTAAATGACTTGTATAATAACCACTATTATAACCACTCCAATGATTATTATAAGTGGAATAATTTGAACCATTATGACTGGTGTAATGACCACTTAAATGTCCTGTATAATTACCATTATTTTCAGAGCTTCTATGAGAAGTATATACAGTCTTATTATGATTAGTGTAATGCGTAGCATAATAACCACTTAAATGCCCTGTATAATCACCTGCATTGTGAGATACATAATGAGCTCTATAACCAGTTTGATATCCCATATTATGACTAGAATATCGTCCTGTATAATGAGTAGTATAATTATTACTATTATAAGTTGAATAATGATTATTTTTTCCTGTGTATTGAGCAGTATAATTAGAGCTTAAATAGCCAGAATTGTATCCAGTATAATTAGCTGCATCACGACTAGTGTATTGAGTACCATTATGCCCTGAATAATGCGTTTTTTGTCCTGCTTTATTTGTACTATTATAGGTCGAATAATGAGTTGTATAATTAGTAGTTTTTGCTCCACTATTATAGGTGGAATAATGAGAGCTTCTGTGAGCATAATCATATGTTTCAAAATGACTATCATAAGCAACAGCACGGTGAGATTTTGCTCCAATATGATAAGTGGTATATTGAGTACCGTAATAGCCAGTATAATGACTATTTTGATTAGTATAATGACTATAATAATAATTATTATAATTAGTACTCTTATAAGAACTATCATGTGAACTATAATAACCACTATAATATTCTGCATTATGACTTTCAAATTCTGCCGCTCTATGATAAAAATGACTTTTTTCAGTAGTATTGCGAGTTGTATAATGAGTTGCATAATAAGTAGCATTTCTACCGCTGTAATGTGGAGCAAAATACGTATTATAATGAGCTTCACGATGAGCAGAATAATAAATACCACATGCTGCCCAGTTATCAAAATATTGCCAATTACTATGATGAGATCCATAGAAATCGGAATTATGAGTTGTATAATAGCTACTATAATGACTACTCTTATAACTACTTTCTCTGCCGCTATAATATGTTGCATTATATGAAGTATATTGTGTTGCATAAACCGTAGATTTATGCGCATTTAAATATCCTGCATTATAAGCGGCACAACCGTAATTGATAGAACCAGCTTGGCTATCAATAACATCCGATAATTCTTTAGGCGAATTATAATTTAATTTAGAATTATAAACTGCAATAGGATCATGTTGCCAATTATATTTGGCTAAACCCAATTTATCAGTTCTAAAATTATCAATTCGATTTCGAACTAATAAATAATCAGAATATGCAGTTTTCTAACCCGTTGAAACTGGTACCGCCATTCGTTCGCCCTCCTTTATCTCTATAAAATATTATAACAAAAATTTTTATCTATGTCAAAAAAAAATATGGCCGCAATTAAGCGGCCATATTTACTATAAAATTTTAACATAAAGTTAAAATATATATATTCACATTTACCGCAATCACCATGGGTTGCGTGATGTGGGATTTATCGGACAACATTCAAAATTTAATGTCTATGAAGTAATAGATAAATACCACCAAATCTGTTAAACAGCAATTTTTCAATCAATTGGTGTGTATTTTATATAAAAATTATTAACGAACTTTAATCCAGATTCGTCCATTTACTTCAACATTACCAGTGCCCCAAGTCTCATAATTAGGGATTTCAGAAACAGTGCCAACAATACGATCAGGATACATCATAATTTCTTCTCTTGTCATTAAACTAACAGTGCCATTCGGACCAGTACATACTGCTGCACCAAGAGGATAAGAATTTCTATCTTCATAAGTATATGCTAAAGCACGTCCAGCAACCGCCAAAGGAGTTTTACATTCGTTTGTTTCACCCATAGCAGAACCAAAAGTATCAGATACAATACTTGCCCCAGCCTACAGTCTCTCTGTTGAAATTTTCATTTCTCCAGAAATATCTTCTATTACCACTCGGCCTGGCTCAACTGTTTCTGCTTTTCTAAATTCAGCATAGTCATTCCAAACAGCATTATATACTTTAGTACCATAAATAGCTCCAGCAACACCAAGACCACCAGATACTTTTAATGCACCAGAAGTAGTATTTGTTGCTGCGGTAGTATTTGTAATAGATACTACACCAGTAAATGTTTTAGTACCAGCAAAAGATTGTGTGCCGGTAGTTACAACGCCAGCTTGATTTGTTGCAGCATTAGGAACATATAATGTAGCAACGCCAGTGCCAGTAGCAATACTTAATCCACCAGTATAAGTCGGAGTATGATAATAGTTAGTGTTAGTATTTGGATTTGCTGGCATAGTTACCTTTAAGTCTACTCCAGCGACAGTACCAATAGTACTTGTTTGTCCCCATGCTAAAGTAGGGCCGCTATTAGTTACCGCTTTCCAAGAAGGAGCGGCAGAAGAGCCACCACTTGTTAAAATCTAACCCGCAGTTCCTGTACCCAAAGAAGCAAGAGCAGAAGAACTTGATGCATATACTAATCCATATGCTGTCCAAGATGTTTTTCCAGTACCGCCGTGACCGACCCCTAAAGTGCCAGTAATACCAGGACGTGGGCTCGCCGCAAATACGTTAGCCGCGGTAGTAGAGCCAAGATTAACCAACATGGATGGATTTGAAGTAATTCCAGTACCACCATAAGCTACAGCAAGAGCATTGGTTAATTGTAAAGTAGGAATGGAGGTTGTACCATAAAATGTTACATCTTTATTATCCATTCCAATTCGCATTGCATTATTAAAAGTTGCTTCTGTGCTGGTGTTAGTTCCAGAACCAGAGGTTTGAAGCACAAAATAATTTGCATTAGATGATCCAGTTCCTAAAACACCCGCACGCCATTCTGCCCCATAATTGGTAGTTTGATGTTCCCAAATAATAAACTTATCAGTATCACCAGTTAAAATACGAATATCGTCATTAAAGGTTTTTGCACCAGCAAATGTTTGCGCGCCAGTGGTGACAACGCCTCCTTGCGTAGCATTTGCTGCATCAAGCGTAACAGTTCTATTTTTTCCTGCGACAGTAATAGATAAAGTTTCACCATTAGCTCCTGCAGTAGAACTAAAGTTGCTAAATAGTGAGCTCGCATCACAAGATGTTATTATACCACCGTTTAAATAAACTGGTACACTTGCACTACCAGCTGTTCCAGTTAATGCTTTAATTTCACCACTAGACATATAGACAGGCTGAGTAGTTGAACCAAGAGTGGAGGATGATGCTGTTAATGTACCAGCATTTAAGAAGATTGGTTTTGCGCTTGCACCAACACTGGCGCCAGAAGCCTTAATTATACCATCTTCCATATAAATTGGTTTAGTCGCGCTACCAATATCTGAGGTAGACGCTGTGATTGTACCACTATTTAAAAATACTGGATTATTAGATGCACCAACAGTAGAGGACGATGCTGTTAATGTACCAGCATTTAGATACATAGGAACAATACCAGATCCAACCGTAGAAGTGGATGCTGTTGCTGCACCATCTGCTGCGATATATACAGGCTTTACTCCAGAACCAATTGCAGTATCATTGGTATGAACTACAAACTGATATCCCGTAGTAGATGCTGCGACATTAGGTAAATTAAATACGTTACTATTCGCCGTACCAGAATCAATGCGAACGTCATAATCAGCAGTAGAAGCATTGGTCTTATGAAAGTCTAAATAACGACCAATTTCACTTACACCAGATCCATTAACAGTAACAAAACCATTGTTAAACCATGCGCCAGATTTTGGTAAAGTAATAGTAATAGTTTCATCCGCGCCCTTATTGGTATGACCATAAGTATCAACAGTAATCTGCGGAATGGCAAAAGAGGTTGCGGCTCCAGTTAATGTTGTAACAGTATTGCCGCTAGTATAACCACTACTTGGTCCCTTCTTAGCATGCTTTGCGTCATAGGTGACTCCGTTAGTTCCAGCAGTACCAGTTAAAACAACAATATCATCATCTGTTGCTGTTGCACTAATATTAATCTATACATTCTTTTTAGTGACAGTAATTTTACCATTGGTATCTTGGCTAATAGTATCAATAAAAGCGGATGCATTACCTGATGTACCTGGGCTAGACACAGCAGTTTGAAGAACCTTGTAGCTACCTTCATCACCAAGCAATTCCCAGCGACTATTGTAACTATTCCAAACATATTCTTTTGTGCCATAAATAACCACATCGCCAGCTAAACGATCATCGGGCCAAGTATATCCAGAAATTTTAGGATCAGTATTACTTTGATTTGTGATAGCTACGGTAGCAACACCGATATAATGCATTGCATTTGTTAAACCAAGATTAATACGTAGCTGCTCGGCAGTAATTGAACCTCCAAGAGAAACACTTGTGCCTGCAATATTAACTGAAGAATTAACTAATTTATTATTAGCAATTGATCCCGCTAACATAGCATTGGTAACTTTACCAGTGCCAATAGTAGTAGTGATGTTCCAATCGGCACTTCCATTAGAAGAGCCTGTGCCACCTACGTCTCCACTTAAAGTAACTGCTCGTGATGCATTAAGTTTAGAAGCAGAAGTGGCATTACCACTGAATGTAGTTGCATATACAGTTCCTTGCGCATAAATATTCTTCCATCTAGCAGTATCTGTACCAAGACTATATGTATTATGTGCAGAAGGATTAATATGTTGAGCAGTGGTAGTTCCACCAATTGTAGCACCACTCGCACCAATTTCTGCCTTTTTAGCAACAATAGTTTCACCAAATGTTGCACCACCAGTAACGGTTAATGCTTGTGTAGCATGATTACTACCAATAACTGCTGTTCCAGTACTTGTTAACTTTGCAGAAGCAGTAATATATGGAGCAGAAATAGTGCCTTCAGAACTAATATTTCCAACCGCTGCAATAGTAGAAGATGCACTTATAGCACCAGTAAAAGAAGATGTTTCAGTTACAGCAAGAGTGCTTTGTAATGTGGTTGCGCCAGTTGCTTTTAAAGTTCCATTAGCAACAATATTTTTTAAATTTGCAACGCCAGCTCCACTAACATAATATGTTGTACCACCAAAATATAAAGAAGTGCCTGACGCTACAGTTGTTTTATTATTTAAAGCTACTGTATTAGTAAAAGTAGTAGCTCCATTGAAAGCCGCAGTTCCAGAGGCGGTCAAATTAGAAGCAATAGCTACAGGAACCGCTGCGATGTTTAATGTATTTGTTGTGTCAGAAAGAGTTTGATAAATAATAAATTGAGAGGCTTTATTATCAAAGATACCTCTTGTTACAGAAGTTGCTTTCATTTGCCATCCATGAGAACTGTTTTTCACATTAACATAAGCATCTCCACTAGAAGTGTTGATTGTTAATGGACCAGTCATCGTATCGCCATCAATATTCACATATAAATCATCTAAAGCAGCTTCACAGTTTGTTAAAAAATTATTAACTGTTAAAATCGGACTATTATTGTGATATAAATTGCTAGCATCACTTGTATATAAATACAACCCTCCAACTTGAGGATTTGTAGATTCTGCCAAACTTAAAATTGCCTTACCAGCGCTATCTTTAATAGCTTGCCCACTACTAAGAGTGACACCAGAAGACAGAACAGGGGAGGACTTAAAAGTCTTCACTCCATAAATTTCTTGAGCAACTAAGCTCAAAACACCAGAATGGTCTGATGAAGCATATGGCAATTCTCTAATTGCCTCTTGACCACCAACTTCTAATTTAATACAGCTGGCTTTTTCATCGTCGCCATCTGCTTTCACAAAAGTGATTACAGGCGCACCTGTTAATAAATCTGCGTACTAAGCATTTAACGGCACTCTCTCTGTGGCAGTATCAATATAAAACTTACCATTATCAGGAGTAAAATAAGCATAACCTTCAGTTATTTTTTGATTACCTAAGCTTGCCGCAGGACCTTTAAAAATCTTAAAAAGAGCCAATCTTCAGCCCTCCCCTGCTTATTTATTATTCTTATGAAATATATAATTCATGCCAACGTACCGCTTTATCTTCTAAGATAGCAATACGGGCAAGTAATTCCTCAACGCCATCCACGCTTAAGTCCTCTTGTTCAGCACCCATTTCATTAGTTGGGAAACCTTTAAGAATATTTGCAGCACAGGCTTGAGTACTTAAATTATATACATAAATATCTTCTGCGGGATCAATAGTATAGAAACGAACAACGAATTTAATTGGACCCGCACTTTTGGTTGCCCCTTTTCCAAGTTTCCAACCAAAATAAATTTTATTAGGATCGGTAGTAGTGTCCATATCTAAGACAGGACAAATTCTTCCTTCCTTGCTTGCGTTTAAATATTCAATAACACAAGTCATTGTAGATAAGTCTACTGAATCAAAATACCGATCAGCACAAAAATATACTGTATCCGCTTGGTGGTCATTTTCCACACCGAGGAAAGACTGGTACTCAGTAGGCAAAGTTAGCTTACGAGAGTTCCAGTCAATCTCGATAATGGGCTGAGCTAATTCAACATGATCAGCAAGCATAATGGTGGTATTTTGAATAGACTTTAACACCTTATCATAATTAGAAAAAGCCATTCAAAACTCCTCCATTTAATTATTCTTCGTATTCAACAGTAACTTTTCCGTTACGATCTTTCTTTAAAGTAACCTTCTTAGATTCGGTAAGTTCACCGCTAACAACCATATTAGTACCATCAAATACCTTATGATAAATCTTACATCTGTAGCTATAAGAGTTATAGGTTGCATTTGCTGGCTGTTCCAAAACAGGAGTAATGGTGAGAGTGGTGTCAGATAGATTGCTGACACCAGTGGCTTTTTCTGTAACCTTGTCACAAGTCCAGCTAATTACCCATTCTTCTGGATGGATTGCAGATTTACTATCTAATGGGAAAATAGGCTCTGCAGTAATCTTAGAATCATTATAAGTCAACTTAACTTCAGTTGGCTTATCTGGCCAAGCGCGCAAAACGCAAGGGGTGCCAACTGCCAATGGCTCAGACTTTGTATTGTTGCGATAATTAATTGCATGGCAAGAAACAATACCTTCTGTATCCTTTGGAGGAATATAAGTATTTCCGTCTACGCCATCAGTTACTTCTACATCGTCAAGAGTCCAAGTATACTTCACATCTGCAGGCTTATTGTAGCCAGTGACATCAAAGATTAACTTATTGGTATAAGTAGTTTGTCCTTCTTCTGCGGATGGAGTCTCACCCAAGGAATACATTTTAATTGGGAACTTACTAATATCACCATGCTTCAATTCTGCGGCAGCAGGAATTGTTGCGGTCTTAGTGTTAATCCAACGAGTACCGGAAGCTGCAGTCTTATTACCAATTTGTGCGAAATAAGTACCAGCAGTGGTAACTACATATTCCTCATCTTCTTCTACAACATTCTCAAGAACGTCATAAAGTTGTTCTTTACCACGATACCAGCGATATACAACTTCACCGCCCTGATCCTTGTTTGGAGATTCGCCTTTAACAGCTAAACGAAGAATACCATCTGGGTACAATAGATTACCATCTTCATCCTTTAATTCGGCATAATCTTCATAACCCTCAACATCAGTACTAAGTTCATATTCAACGGTATTATCCAAATCAAGAACAATAGTAGGTGCAGCACCATCAAGAGAGTTAATTACACCAGAGTATACTGGACGAGTACGAATCAAGTTCTCCAAGTCAGTATCTAATTCGGCACCAACCACATCAAGATCAAGAGTACCCTTAATTGCGCAAGAGCTCTTCTGAGTAGCAACACTATAAGTGATTGTTGCAGGATCGGTACCATAGTCAAGAGCGTAGAAACGAAGAGCAAATTCGATAGAGCCGCTCTGCTCAGTCATCTCATTAGTAATAACCCAACCAAGAAGAACAAAGTCATGAGACTCGGTCTCACCAGTCTCAGCGTTAATTACAACTTCCTCTGAATAAACGTCAGTTAAAATAACAGGAGAGTTGCCCTGCTTTACCTTCTTGTTATTTGCATTGTACCACTGTACCACGCATAGAGTTTCATTTAAGTCCATTGCATCAAACCAACGAGGGACTTTAAAGAAAATAATTTCAGCATTGGTATCGCCCTTAACACCAACACCAACATTTTTGAATTCGTTGGGTACGGTAATTGTACGGGCATCCATGTCAACTTCAAAAGGTGGCTCCTCTAATGGGAGACGATAAAACTTATTACTTAAGTTCTTACCATGCTCTCTTGCAACCTGTAAGGCGTTAAAATAAGTAGCTAATTCACCCTCTTGAAGAGAAACACCATATTGAGCTACATCAATCTGTAAATCATCAAAGAGTTTCTTATATTCTTCCTTGAATTTCTTAGTAATTACTACTTTCATTAAGATTATTCCCCTTTCTCAATTTTAACCAATTGTTGGAATAATTCAACAATTTCAGTGTAATAGCTTTGAACTTGAGCACCAAGAGCCTGAGTTAAATAAATCTAACGAGTAATTTCAAAATTAGTCGCTTTTAAATCAATAGTAAACTCAGAAGACAACCGATAATCTGATGTCCCTGGAGCCAAAGTCATAAGCTGAAGAGTCGTTTTTCCAGAAATTAAACGGACCGGTTGCCGCAAAGACACTCTGTAAATGTTGTAAGCTGTATCTGCGGCTGGCTGCTTAAATTCCAACTCAACTACATCCCGCATCCCCTTATCATCTGTCATAATTAAAAAGACTTGATCAAGAATTCTCGGATTCTTATTTTTAGATACATGAAATTCAATATCAACCAAATCAGTTCCTGAAGCAAAACCTCTTGCAGGATTTAATTTGTCAAGTCTATCAAAATACATAATTGCGGCCATAGTTGTTATCCTCCTAAAATAATGGGAGAACTTTATTTGAAAGTTCTCCCACATTCTAGATTATATTAAAAATTATCAAGACTTTTTACTAGAATCTGTCCATCCAATTTCAGTCCACTGATCCAACTCATCCTCTGGAATAGTGACAACTTTTTTTGTAAGTACTCCATTGGTGAGAGTTTTACCTGAATCAGCAATTAATCTCAATAAACGGACATGGTAAACGTCTTCAAGGTGAATGGGGGTGTCGAGCACCCCATTCGTACCTAAATAACGATATAAAACTGTTTTTTTCATATCCCTATTCTCCTTTTATTAAGCTTGCATAATTTGGACAAGATTTGGATTAGCTGTAATATGAAGATCATAGTTAGTAATCCAATCATCTACATAGGAAAGAATTTCATCATATGAAGTACTGTTATTATCGTAAGTAACAACAAAACTACTTAAAGATAAATATTCTTGAGAGCTTGCACCAAACATGGCATTTGTTGACAACCAAGTTAAAGCGTTTGCATTAATTGGTCTTTGAGCGGTGCCAAAATTAATAATAGACCAACCACAGTTTTGGAATGTCTTATTACCATAAGCAGCACCAAAATCTTCAATACCATCATTGTTAGTGTCTCCAAGACTGTACTCATTATAAGGAACAGTAAGAACAACACAATCCTTATTTCGGCATGCATTTGCAAATGCACTATTGCCAAAATAGCTAACATTGTTAGTATTGTCAACCACTAAATTAGTACAATTTCTGAAGCAGAAAGTTCCAATAGTAGTTAGTGAGTCAGGGAAATCAACATGAACTAAGCTGGTTGCTTTATCAAATGCAAAATCATTAAATTTATAAATCTTACTTAAATTCTCTGCATTTTCTTGACAACCTAAGAAGAACACAGCGTACAGATCAGTATTTTGACACATACCATTAGATACAGAGCCTGTTGCAGAAGTACCTGCAGCAATTTCTAAGATCGGCCATTCGACACCTTGTTCATCAAATACGGTAATTGGGAAACAAACTTTTCCACCAATGCCATAAGTAGGATCAAGACCAACAATAGCATAATTGCCAAGAACGGCGTCTGTTTTATAAGTAATATTTAAATACTGCTGATCAATTATATTGTCATAAACACTACTTTCCATGTAAACCGCATAGAAGTTCATGTCGCTACCTGCTAAAATACGATTTAAATCGGTGGTGTCAGTAGAAGAAGTAAGAGAAGTATGCCAACCAATAAATTTATAACAAGAAGTCAAAGCCAAAGAGGTGCTATCTCTTTGAGGAATTCTAGTAGGAGTAATAATTGGCTTACCAGCAGGAGTTTCAATTTCTTCAAACAAAGAGCCATCATAATTATAAAAGCTCATAGTATAACCATGCACTTTATATACTGCAACAACAGTTACGCGTCCACCATCAATAGCAGATAAGACGTGAGTATTTAATTCATTAGTTGCATAAAGTGTAACTTTATCATTATCGGTAATTACGGAATGTGCCGCTCTAAAATCAAATGTGCCATCTTCAATTGCCCAACCAACAAAGTCATAATGCAATCTAGAAGGTTCTTCTCCTTCGTAAACTACTGGGGACTCAGCATATCCATAAGGATACTTTAACCATCCAAGTGTCTTTTGAACACCTTCTGCATTATATTCAACAAAATGAACAGAATAAGCAGGATTTACTTTGTCACCAGTAATTTCAAGATCTGGATAAAGTGCATTATAACGTTTCCACAAAGTATATTCGTCTAATGCATCTCCCTCTTCCTGATTGTTCACGTGCATACGACCAGTTAAGCCTGGAAGAATTTTAGTATTTGGTAAAAGTTCATTATAAGTTAAGAAAGAGCGGTAACGATAAGTATCAGTTTCCACAGTTGCGGTTTTATCCTCATACATATCTAAGAAAGCTGTTACAATATCAAGATTTTTAATGACGTTTGTATCAAAAGCATCATCAAAAGTATAAATTACACCATCATTAAGTTTATTGATCCAGCCTTCCTCATAATAACCAGTAGCTCCGTTAGGATCATGGTATACTTCGTAAGTGGTTTGATTTTTTAATTCATAATACTTTGTTGCACGATCGAAAGATGTACCAATTTCAACTAATTTATATGGAGACCATTCCACATCGGTAAAGTCACACTTTAAAATAGGTGTGGTATTTCCATCAGTAATAATGCCATTGTGTTTAGCTTCTTTTACTTTATATAAGTAATCTAACAAACGATAAGAATCAATACCCATTTTACTTCTGTCTAATACAAATGTCTCAATATTACAAGTTGTATTAGCATTAGGAGTAGTGGTATATTTATCTGTTAAATTCTTAATATATAAACCAGTTGGAGTATTATCAATGGTTGGAGCTGTTTCTACAATACCCCTTAATTCAAGAGGTTGTTTCAAAACAAAGGAGGTAATTGTTTCTGGCAAGTACAAGGTCTTTAACAAGTTACCTTCAGTAAACTCGACAGAACTTAATTGTGTACCTGTTGCCATAAAAGTATTAATTTTTTCAGCACCAGTTAATTGAAGAGAACCAGCCAACTTAGTTAAATTAGATAGGTCCATATATGTCAAAAGTCCTTTTGGACTTGTAGCAGTGATAGCCAAAGCATCAATAAATTTATCTGTGATACCATCATTGCGATAGCCATCTATCAAAGAACCAAGTGTGAAAGTACGCAAACGAATTGCTTGAGAATAGTCAATTTCATTAAGGTACTTGTCACTTAAGTTGCCAAGATCCGCGATATATTCTGGACCGCGAATATAAGCCAACTGTTGAGACAATGGAACGCCATCGTCTAAGCGGTTTTTAATAGAAGATGGTGGGTCAATAAGAACAGGATCGTCTTGACCGGCAACATAAGGCTTAGGCGTGGTAGCAGTTTCATCATATACTACAGATAGATACTGAGATAAGTATCCATGTAGATTGAATGATGCACTTGCCTGCAAACCTTCTACTAAGTTACCTTCTTCATCTTTAGTATCATCAGAAGTACGAGCAAGGTCGTTTGCATTATAACGCAATTTAATTTGCTTCTTAATAAATTCAGGATTATAAGAACCACCTAACCACTGAGAGTCAAGATAATTCAAACGATTGCGGAAGAATGCTTGACGATTTAAAGTTCTATCACCTTGCAAGCAGTAGAAATAACCTTCAGTTTGAGAAATAGTTCCTTCTTGATCGGTATATCCTGTAGTTGCAGGAGAGATATATTTATAATCAGCGTCAATGTTCTTCATAATTTCGCTCCACTTGTCAGAACCATTGGTATTATAATGTTCATTAAGTGTATCGAGTTCAATCGCACCTTCATTGCGTAAGCCGCGATAAATTGCTAAAATTTTGTCCATCATTAATCCAGCGAAGTTGATCCATAAAACTGAACCAGCACCAGAGAAGATGGAAGCATCTTTAAATGCATGACCTGTGTCGTCATAAATATCAGGATCTTCAGATACTAATGTTGCATCAGTGTTGTAGTCCCAAGAAACATGTCCGGAATTGTTTACACCTAACTGAGTATCAATATCGTAGAAAATTGGGAACCAAATAAAATCACCGTTAGCATTAGACTTAGCAGTTGGACCCCATGTTGCAATCATCATATTCTTTTGACGAGAGTCATAGCACAAAAGCAATTCAGTCATAATGAAATAGATTGCACAATAATCAAGATCAAAGTGCTCAGTAAATTCATTTCTGAACTTAGCTTTTCTATAGCGGATAGAGTCAGTATCAAATTTCTCATAAAGATCTGCGCTAAAACCTTCCCAGACCAAATTTACTTCAATAGTAAATTCATCACGAGCATAGTTTTCACTAATCTCTAATCCACAATTTGCAACTGCCTCTTGGTCACTACCTTCAGGCATTTCGTAATAGAATAATCCATCTTCATGTTTTACAAAAGTATAAGGTCCAACGTATTTCTCATAATCATGAGTCATACCATTAGCTTTATCTTCTTCAGTCAGAGTGCCATTTACAGCTACTAAGAAATCAGTAAATGTCTTAAGATTATTAACAATTACGCTATTTGCATTATCTGTTTCATTCAAAGTCTGATAAGCAGCTTGAATGGTAGGAGTAATATTTGCTTTTGTATAAGTCTGATCTGCGCCAAGAGTATAATAAGTAACACCATGCTCATATTGAGAAGATAAGGTTAAATAATATTTGGTCGCATCTAATGCACTACCAGTGAACTTTGTGGTATCTGTGCTATGTACCCAATCCCACATTACCTTAAAATTCTTGGTATGATCTTTAATATACTGATTTGCTACACCAATCTCATTATCTTTATAAACATCTCCGATATCCCAGTCTTCATAAGTATAACGAGGCTCGAAATGATTATAAATTTGTAGACGACCAGCATTTTCTTCAGTGTTAGGAATTAATTCGTAGAAACCATTCACATCATCGCTTTGGAATTTACCAAGACCAGACTGGTTCTGGCAGAATTCCCAACATTCGGCTAACTCGCCAAAAGTACTCTTACGAGGCGTAGTTTCTTCTCTTAGCTCTTCATCATCGCTTAATTCATCGACCTTCTGCCAAGAGGTATGAATCTTTTCTACGGAATATGGATTATATACACGTTTTGTTGGGTCTAAATCCCATCCAAAGTCAAAGCCAAATGTATTGGTAGCACCCTTATCAAGATTAAAATTGTACTTACCAACATACTCAATATTACCATCAATGTCTTCCCAGAATACCAAAATTGGGAATCCGAAAACAGTGGTTCTATAATCTTTGGTTTGACCAAAATATTTCTTTAATGGATGTCTCAAGTCTGCACTCTTGTCACTGCCAGTTTGATTTGCAATAGTCTGGATCAAATTGGCAAATTGCGTATTATGTGTACTTGAACTTTCCATATAGTCAGCTTTTAAACAGAAAGTCTTCGCGGCGATACCATTACCAATATCAATTTTAGAAATCATTTTACTTTCGTCATTATGATCTTGATACCAGTAATCTTTCTTGTTTTCGTCGCCATCCCAAGTTTCAAAGCGGAAAGGTTTGTCCCAACTTGTAATACCAGAAACTTTTTCTTGGGTCTTTAACTTATAATTACGACGTGGATAACCCTGAGAAGAAGTTCCTTGCACGTCCAATTCAACATTCTGACAATGGAAGCCTTGACTTGGTTTAGCTGGATTCCAGAAACGAATACCAACAGCTTTCTTGTTTCCTTTTGCGTAAGGAAGTTTATTGTCAGCCGTAGCACCTACATCAGAATTTTTATAAGTTGTAATAACCATTGTTGGGATAATATCTGCTTGACGCACTTTAGCATAATCAATTTTATTACTTTCAACAATAGAACCATTGCGATTATAACGATTATGTCTCTCATCAAGAGTTGGAGCATCACCAATCCAGTTTTGAGTAATCGCAGAATAATTTAATGCATTTGTGTAAACACGAATATTAAAAATATCAACATCACAATAATCAGAGTTAATAACAATCTTATCAACGGAAGCGCTAAAGTCATCATTAGAAGTAAATTTCATAATATTGGTCAAAACACCATTAACATATAAATAAATTAATGGAATAGTATTTGAAGTTGGAGCACCAGTTTCTGTATTATAAATCTGAGTAAATTTACCAGCTGCATCTACTACGATAGAAATTTTTACTCTTTCATCATCGGTATAACGAGCATTAACAACTTTAGTTTTAGAAAGACTGAAGAAAGCCTCTTGAGTACCAAGCATAAAACCACGATAGTTGCTAGGATTAAAATATGTTAAAAATGCTCCTTCGCCACTAGATACAGTTTTTACCTGTTCAGTTTCTGGAGTTCCATCTTCGTCGAACATTGGGTTGCCATTAGCATCAATCTTTTGTACTGCTTTTTCAATAATTAAGCGAGAGTAATCAACAGCATTACGAACTTTAAAATCAAATTCATAAGTACGAGAAGCCGCTTTGACAGTAGACATCGCTGCTAAAGGAATTTCAACAGAAGCACCATTGCTAACTCTTAAACAAGTACCTTCAGATTCATCCTCAATCCAACCATTATTAGCCCAGTTAAAATTATTAAATTTAATTTCTCCAAGACCAATAGTATCATCTTGAGTTTCTGCTTTGTTTGGCCATTGTTGACGTTTATTTGGGGTTTCTAGATTAGAACGTCCAAGAGCATTCAAATATAAAACTGCACCTTTTGTAGCGTCAAGGTCCATCTTATAATTTGGAACAATGAACACTTGGAATTCTTTATAAGTTAAACCGCACTGTAAAATGAAAGAGTTCATTTCATTTACATTATAAGTAGCGATAGTCCATGGTTGCCATTCGGTTTCAGAATAAGTTACAGTAACACCAATTTGTTCTTCACCATTGATGTAATATTCAACATACGCTTTACCATCATTACGAGTTGGATCATATACATTATAAGGAATCTTAATAATTGTATAATTTTCCTCTTCTGTCTTATTATATGGAGACCAAATAATTGGTACAGCTTTTTCACCAGAAGTGATATTTCTAAATACACCAATACCGTAATGATAATCACCAACAACAACTTCACTCGTGCCGATCATCATTGTCGCGTGAACATCTAATGTATGACCACCTTGATCTACGTTAGACAATAAATCATTTAATTTAAAGGCGCCACTTTGAGAAGTAACAACATCGCTTACTTCATAGCTAAGTCCGCTTAATCCATCAGTGAGCGTATAAACAACATTAATACTCCAGTCGTCAGGAAGCTTAGATCCTTGTCCGGCATAAACTTTATAATAATATTGCACATCTTGTTCTTCTGGTTTTAAGAGTGCAATTGGATTCCATTGATTTGTTGGCTCATAGTGAACATCAACACAAGTAACTTGACGAGTTACTGGAGAGCTATAGCGGAGATCTACTTCTACTTGGAAAAGGAAATAGTTCTGATCACCAGCAACCACATCATCGGCATTTAGCTCAATATCAAACCAATCTCCAACATCAACGGTAAAACTCTTTGTAAAACGAGGAGCAATACCTTCTTTATATTCTCCAACGTTATTATAAATTTGCAAAGTAAAAGTACCAGATTGACCTCCGCGGGCATCAGTAACTTTACCTTTACCAATTAACTTTGTTCCATATGGATGATATTTAGGAAAATCAATAGAAAGCAAAATGCTGGAATCGAAGATTTCATCTCCATCTCCATCGCCGATTCCACCACCACCGCCACCGGCAATGAGAAGCTTTTCGCAATAAGCAAGAACATCATCCATCTGCACAATCTTATAGAACGTATTATCAGAATTAATAATAATACTACCAACAAGATAGTGATCTTCTAAAATATTCTCACGAGGAAATGGATATAGTGCTGTTTCAGGATCTAAAACAAGCTCTTCGGGTGGAGTGTCACCATAAACGAAAAGGATACCATTTCCGCTCATTTGATAACGGTTACCATTTACATCGAAGAAGATTTTTCTATTATCATAAGCAAAATAAACGGCGCCGTTTCTTTTAATCGCGGCATTAACCATTTCTTCTGTACCATGATAAGGACTAAAAGCATCAGTAGAGATTCTTTCAGATACATTCATAAAACGATTTTCTCCTTCCTCTCAAAAAATAAAAAGGGCAAAGTGCAGTGTCACTTTGCCCTGTGTAGTAAAATTTATAAATTAGGCGAATTCTCCCCAGACAAGATCAATAGTAACTGCAGAACCAGAAGCGGTTACAGTTAAGTTATTACTCTTAACGGAGAAGGAGCCTTCTACTTCCTCACCAGACTGCTGAGCCACGACAGTCTTAACAGTCGCGGTATTGCTTGCAGCGGATGCAGAATAAGCAATACTGCTAAGAGTGTGATTGGCTACAGAATAAGTACCAGTGGTGATAGCAGTTACATGGCCATACTCATCATAAGTTACGCCACTAATCGCAGCGAAGGTTTGAGTGGTACCAGCAGTAGTAAGATTTGCAGTACTGGTCTTTGCCTGTACGGTCTTAGTTGGGTGAGCAATAGTTAAAGTAGTACCACTAGCGCTGCCAGTTAAGCCACTACCAACTGCAATAGAACCAACATTAGACTCTTCACTTGCAAAGCTCTGAACAAGAGTGAATTCAGAATCAGAAACAGCAGCTGTATACTGATACAAATCATCATTGCCTGCAGGTACGTACTTCCACTCAAGAGCAGCAGTAATCTTACCGTCGGTCTCAGTACCAGTTGCAATGAACAAATCACCGACCTTGGCGCCAGCTTGTACCAAAGCACCAGAAGTATTCTTGATATCGCCAGCGGTACTTACAATGTAAGTATCACCAACTGCAACACCAGAATTAGCAACTGGAAGATTGGTAGTTCCGCCAACCGCGCCAATAAATGTCATTGCATTCGCAGTCTTTAGCTGTGCGGTAATTGCAGCATCAACTTCAGTCTTAGTGTAAAGATCAGCAAGAGTTGCAGTACCATTTACAAACTGAGCAGTCGCCTTTGCTGCGCCATAACCATACTTAATAATCGGAGTGATACCGGTGCTAGCAACTTCCTCACCATCAGCAAGCTGAATAGTAGTCTTAAAGGCACCATTATTATCAAAAGCATTGGTAATGCTCTGAGGGGCAACATTCAAATTAATTTGATTTGTGCCAGTTGCAGTAATCGCAACACCGCCACCATTATTTAACTTTAAGGTATGGTTGGTAGTGCTTGCAGTTTTTGCAGTACCATCTGCATTATAACCACTCTTGATTTCACCCAAGGTGATAGTAGCCACATTACTTGCAACGCTTGCGCCCAAGCTATTGCTGGTAATAGTATCTGCAGAAGTGATGACAATACCATTGCTATCAGCATTAACATTGGTAGTCGCGGTATTACCACTTGCAATAATTAAGCTAAATCCATCGGTTACATCTGTGCCATTCTTGTCATACAAAGAAAGCTTAGCCTTAGCCTTCTCGCCATCAGTTACTTCTGAATATACAGTTTCGCTGCTGGCAATAATATTCTCAAGAACAGGAGCAGCATTAATTTGTACCCATTGAGAATTGTTTTCAGTTGTATTATAGCAACACAAAATGTTATCCTTGCGGACATAGTAAAGAGCAGTCTTACGCTCCTCAGGTGGATAAGTAGGCAAATCCGCAGTGGTATTTACCATAACAATATCACTTAAACGAAGTCT